TAAATTTAGTTTCATCAATAGCTTTTTTTATACTATTTTCATCCTCTAAATAAAAATCCAAATATAAATAAATCTTGCTTCCAAATGGCATAGGAAATTGCCCTGTTGTTTTTCCTATAGCATTATAAATATTCATCAAAATATTAGGCTTTCCAATAACTAAAATCACATCATTTGGTTTTAAAACCAAAAAAGGCTCTACTTCTATTAGCTTTTGATTTCTATAAAGTCCAAATATTTTCCACTGTTTTTGCTCTATTGAAGCAATAGAACGATAGGCATAAGAGCTTCCAAATGGAATTTTTATCTCCATTATTTCACCTTGTTTAAGTCCTATATTTTGTGCTAAAATTGGTATATTAGGCAATCTTTCCATCATACCATTTGCTAAAACTTCAATTCCTTTATAAATATGTAAATATGGGTCATCCATATTTATCTCCCAATAATCCAAAATCGTAATTTGAAGATTTTTTTTGTATTCTCTGAGATTTTTAATCACACTTAAAGTCTCATCTTTTGAGTTAAGTGCCATTAAAACCTCTATATGTATATTTTTTTCTAAAACCATAGAAAGCTTTGAGTTTGAAGTTGGATCAAACTTATAAAAAGTAAAGTTTGGTAGCTTTTGCAAGGGTAAAACATTATCATTCATATAAACTACATCATAGCTATTGTCACCTGTGTTTGTTTCAATAATTCTTTGTAATAGCTTCTTTGCAACAATTCCATCTAATATAGTTAATATTTTTTTCATAGCCAAAATTATATCTTAAAAAGTTTAATAGTAGATTTTAGATAAACTTCAAGCTTATTTTAAAAAAGGTTTAGGCACAGCATAAGTGGTTTATATAAAAAAACCTAACAAATAGCTATAAATTCGGTCTTCTACAACATCACGAAATTTTTTTATATGTAAATTTATCGTATTTTTATATAAAAAATTTGCACAAAAATTGCACATCTAAACACATTTTCAATATCAAAAAACAATCAAAACAAGATAAAAACATTAAGTATGATATAATACTTTAAATAAAACAGGTACTAAAAAAATGACAAGCAAAACAGATAAAGATTTAGATAGACATTTTAAAAAGTTTCTTTATGAAATAGCAAGTGATATTTTAGTAGAGATTATAAAAACAGCACCAGTTAAAACGGGCAATTTAAGACGGGATGTAAAAATATACGATGATGATACATCAAACTATAAAACCAAAATAGCTAACTCAAAATTAGTCCCTTATGCTCGTTTCGTACATCAAGGCACAAAAGCATACACCATAAAGCCTAAAAGGAAAAAAGCTTTAAAAACCCCTTATGGGCTTAAAAGAAGTGTAAATCATCCAGGTATTAAAGCAAATCCATATTTTAATACAGCTCTTAGCAAATATCTAAGAAGTCCAAAATTTAATAACCAAGCAAAAAAGCTAACTTTAGATATTACAAATAGGTTTACAAGTAAGGTGCGAAACTCTTTAGAGAATGTAGAAATAATCATATACGATTGATTATTTTTTTACCCTTGAAAAACGATATCTATAATATAACTATTGGAATTTAGTGTATGAGTTACTTCTTTAATACTAAACTCTATATTGCTTAAGTCTTGGATATCTTTAAAACTTAGTTTAGCTCCTGCAATTATATTTTTTCCTTTTAAAGAACATCTTCCATTAATCCCACCTTTTTGCAGTTCATTTAATTTAGCTTCAGCCTTTTTAAAGGCTTCTGCTTCTGTCTTTGGTTGTGCTATTTTCATTATATAGCTTTGATTTGCTTGTCCTACACTTATGCTTTTTGTTGTACCACTTTCAAGCTCTTGCCATTGTAAAATTACTTTAGTATAAGAGTTTCTATTAGCATATGTAATATTTAAACTATCTAGCTCTTTTAAACTTAGAGTAAAGCTAGGTAAATTATTAGTTTGCTCTTTATTGTTTACAATATCCCCTAATTTATCTTTTGTAGATATTATAATAGTCTCATTTTTTACAGCCATTAAATAACCATACTCAAAACATAGATTATATAAAAATTCTATATCTTTTACATTATCTTGTAAAACTGAAGCTATAGATAAATCTTGCGAAGTTGTTTTTAGTTTTAAGTTATTTTCAGCTGATATCTTTTTTGCTATTAAAAAAAGTGAAGTATTTTCCCAAACTCTTCTTTTATTCTCTTTAGTTGAAGAAGCAGAAAAATTAACTGCAGTTGCTCTTATTTGTGTTGTATTTTCTTTATAATCAATATCTACACTATTAACACAAAAGCTTCCACACGAATAAAGGCTATTTTCGTAACCTAAATATAGTTTTAAACTATCGCCAAATATTGGTTTTTTATAAAGTCCAAAAATAGTAAAACTTATCTCATCGCTTTCTGATGCTTCTTTATCATAAAAACAAAGCTCTATAAGATTTTTTGCTATCTTACTTGTAATATCTTTGTTATTTGCAATTAGTTTAAAGTTTGCTCTTTCTATCATATGTCTACCATAAGGATACTTGTTTTATTTTTTGCTCTATTTTAATATTGGGTAAATAGACTTTATCATCTAAACTTAAAATAGGGTTTAAATGTGTATTAAAGCTTAAAACTATTTCAAATACATCTAAAGTTTTATAGTGCTTATATACTATCAAATCTAATCGTTTTTCATTTTTAACTATGTATATTTTCAAGTGTAATCCTTAATTAGTTCAATTGTAAAGTTTTGAATAAAAAAAGCTCCTGCATTTGTAAATATACTTTGATTTTCTTTTATTTTAGATATAACAAACTCTCCAAAATACTTACCATTCCCATTAACTAAAGGGTAAGACTTTTGAGTATTTGCTAGAGCATATAACTTTTTTAAAGCTTTTTGTTTATCGCCTCTAAAAGGCAAGGTTTGACCACTTAAGCTTATAGTTTGTTTTGGTTTACATAAAGCTAATAAGCTTTGATAGTTTTGTATTCTGTCTATTGTAGAAATTGAAAAATCACTGCTTATATTTATACTATCTAGCATTTTAAAACTAAAACCACCTATATTTAAAATCATCTTATCCCCTAATGCTTGAATTAGCCCTATTAAACTGCTCTTTATTTAAAGCTTGTATTACACTTTTAGTTAATTGATTTTGAAAGCTTTTTAAATCAAAAACTCCATTATTTGAAAAAAGAGAAAAATCACCACTAAAAGTTATATTAATTGGTGCTTGATTTAGGCTTTGTGCTTGTACTTTAGATGAGCTTATAGGTATTAAGTCTGTAGCTTTATAATTTATATTAGAGTTTATATCTTTGAAACTTTTATCATCTTTAAAAGAGAACAAATCCCCTATAAAACTTGCTATTTTACCTATACCATTAAAAAGCCAAGATAAATTTTCACCAATACTTTTAAACCAATTGCCAAATAAATAATTCCAAGCTTTTACAATTGGAGTAAATAAAGAGCTAAAAAACTCTTTTACATTTTCCCACTTTTGAATTAGATAACTTGCACCCATACCAAGGGCAACTACTATTGCACCAATACCAGTACTAATTAATGCAAATCTTAAAACTTTTAAAGCTCCTGCAGTTGTAAATATACTTAGTTTTAAAAAGTTAAATGCTTTACTTAAAACACCAATAACAGCGGTATAGCCTTTTTTTAATGCAATTGCTATTGCTACAAGACGATTATTCAAAGCTTGGATTATATTTAAGTTTTTAAATAAGGCTAGTTTTATTCTTAAAACACTTATAAATTTTTTCATACTTAAAAAGGTATCTAATATATAATTTTTTCCTAATTTAAAGATCAAAAAAGCAGGTTTAAAGAGTAAAAAAGAGGCTATTGCATAAGATATAACACTATTTAGCCCAGATATTGTATTTAATAAATTTGTAAAGCTATTAACTAAAAAAGATATCCCCTTTACAATATTTGATATTGCAGGTAAAAAAGTACTCCCTAGATTTATTGCTAATTCAGAAAAAGCAGATTTTAGAAGTACTAAGCTGTTAGCTGTTGTGGAGCTTCTATTTTCAAACTCTCTTTGCATAGAGCCTTGTTTATTTTCATCATTGATTAAGCCTAAAGCCTTTTTATATTCATCCAAGCTTGAGACAAGTAAAGCCATATCATCAGCATAACCCGTCCCGAACAAATTTGTAAATACTCCCATTTTCTCACTATCTTTTACATTTTCTAAAACATCTAAAAACTGCTCTAAAGCTTTTTGTGGGTTATTTTGTATGCTTAAAGCTAAATAAGAGCTATCAAGCCCTAATTTTTGTAAAGCTTCTTGAAACTCTTTTGTTTGTTGTGGAGCAGTTAGCATTTTACTAAGTAAAGTATTTATTGCTGTTCCTGCAATTTGTGGTGGTTTTCCCAAAGATATAAATGCAGAGCTTAAAGCTGCAGTTTGGTCTGCACTTAGTTTGAATATTTTTGCAACTCCACCAACTCTTGAGATAGTCTCAACAATAGCTCCTGCTTTGCTAGCACTATTATCGCTTAAGTGGTTTATTGTATCTCCTAAGTTTTGCACTTCTTTTATGTTTAAGCCTAGTACATTTTTAAGGTTAGCTATAGCTTCACCTGATTGTTGGGCAGACATATCAAAAGCTACACCCATTTTTGCAACAATTTGAGTAAACTCTAAAAGTTCATCTTTTGCAATACCTAGCTGTCCACCACTTGCAGTTATTGTTGCTAATTCATTTGCACTTAATGGAATTGTACGGCTCAAGCTTAATATATCATCACTAAAGCTTTTTAATTCACTAGAAGAGCTAAAATCTACTACTTTTTTAACATCAGCCATAGAGCTTTCAAAATCCATAGCTAGTTTAACAGGTAAAATAAAAGCTCCACTTTTTAGGGCATTTGATATAGATAAAAGTTCACCTTTTAAATTTTCCCTTTGGACACTTAGCTTTACTTTTGTATTTTCTATAGCTTTAATTAAGCTTAAATCTTTACGAAAATTCTTTAACTCTAAACTAGAGTTTTTAACTGCTATTTTAAGGCTTTTAAAGTTGTTATTAATCTTAGCAATATGTTCCAGTGCTTTGGCACTCTCTGTGAGAAAGCCATTTGCATTTAAACCTATACTTATTCCTAAAACTTCACTGCTCATTTTAAACCTTTTTTATATATAATAACTTATGAAAAAATACAGAAGTTACAGAATTTTTTACTTTAAATATAAAGCTATAGTTTTTGACTATATTATCTTTGCTTTTGCTTTTAATATAGGCTTTAATTTTGATAAATATTTTAGTATTAATATAACTCATACTTTAAACCTTTTAGATAGAGTTTTTCAAGCTTTAGTTTTACTACTTATTACATACCCTATAAGCTATATCATTTTAGGCTCTATTCTTATACTTTGTGATTATATAATCTTAAAGTTTTTTAAACATATAAAACCTAACTTATAACCCCGTTTTATCCGCATAAAGCGAAATTCCGCTATGCTCCATGTTTCTTAAGTATCTCTACTGCTATATTTAAAAACTCTTTATACTCAAATACACTCATATTCATAATTTCATTATATGTAAAGTGCAAAGTATGTCCTATTAAGGCAACACCATCATAAGTATGCCTTAGAGCAAAAAACCCGATACCGCATTTACTATTTTTGAAGTATCTTTTATATTCATATCTTCTAGTTCTTCTACACTTTTGCAAGTTAGGTTTGAAGCTAGGGCAAATACTATATCGCCCATAGAAGAGCCATCTTTAAAACTCATTGCAAATTTTAAGTCTTTTCCTTTTGGGTGTCTTATCTCTAAGTTTTCACCACTACTTAAAGTAACAATTGTATAATCTATACCATCTTTTTGAATAATCTTATTTTTCATCTTTTAGCTCCTTACTCACCTAAATTTGCTCTTACACTTGCCATATAATCAACCCCACCAATAAGGCATATCATATTTTCTACATCTTTTAATATTGTAGGTATGCCATCTATTGTAAGATTTATAAAGTGTGCTGACATCTTTATAGTAACTTCCATCTCTTTTGCACTTTCAAAATCGCCCATTTCTAAAGCTAGAATATCTCCAGTTATGCTTAAAGAAACGGGTAGTTTTTTATTGCTTCCACTTTGAAATATTGAAGCTTTAAATAAAAAAGGTACTCTTAAAGAATAAGAATTTAAACCCATAGTTAAAAATATATTTCTATCTAAAGAACTTATCTTAAACTCTATATTTGTGGGTTTTAAAACACCCATACTATATTCAGTACTCATAGCTCCCTTACTTTCTATAGTTTCAAACTCTAAGCTTGGAAGCTTTAAAGATTTTGTAACACCTAAATAGCCTTTACCATTTATAAAAACATTACACTCTTGTATACTTTGTGGTATTTGTCTTTTCATTTTTTACCCTTTTTAAATATTCCCCATTTTAAAAGGGAACCTATCTTTTATTACTACTTTTAAGCAGGATTTGTGAAAAATCCTTAAAAGTAGCAAAATCCTAAAGAGCGACAGAAGTCGCTTTACTTATTTAAATCTTGCAATAAAATATCGCCGTAACTATCAACATATATAAAATCTAAAGTTAATAATTTAACTATAGGGTTATTTTGCAGTTTTACATCTATATAAAATTTACCTGCAGTTATATTTGCTAGAGTATTTTTTTCGCTAAAGCTAAGTTCAAAGCCTAATAAAACTTTTGCACCAACTAAAGATCTAAGTAATTCTTCTACACTTCTTTTTGCATGATATAGTTCATTTGCTTTTTTATCTATTGCAAAAAGTACCCCTTTTTGACAAGCTTGTGATAATCTATCAAATATCCTAACTCTTGCCAAGTCTTGCCAAATTGTATCAATATGCGATGTCTCACCACCCCAAGTTCTATACCCTTGTTCATTTATAATTGTTGATACATGATTTACTCTTAAAAGATCTGCTGTACAGCTTTCACCTAATTCGAAATCTATATCTTCGCTTGTTCCAAAAATGCCCATCATAACCCTATTTGAATAAGAATTAGAGTATCCAAATTCATCTTCTCCATCAGTATAAGCTATCATTCCTGCAACTCTTGGACTTTGTCCGCAGTATGTATAGCTATTTGTTTCATCATCCCAAACTTTTACATCTGGATATGTAGCTATTAATCTTTTACTTCCTATATTTTTCATCAAATTTATTGCTTCACTAGGATTAGAAGCTTTTAAATCAATAATAGCTGTTGCTTTAAGTTTTTCTGCCATAGTTTCTAAAGAACTTCTTATTACATCTATATGCGAAAAATAAGGAGCTATTAGTAAATTTGGTCTATATGAAAATCTAGCCTTTGCTTTTTTAAGCTCTTCTATTGCTTTTTTGCAAGCACTTATATTATTAGCTTCTTCCAAATTATCATTTTTTAAAGTAAAAACACTTAAGATTATCCCAGTTTCTACTGCTTGATCTTGTATAGCTTTTAAGCTTTTATATATACTTCCTTTTTTATACAAATTTTGCTTTTCTTGTTCTTTTTTGCCTTTTTCTTTATCTTCTTCCAAAGCTTGATATCTACTTTCTAGTTCATCTAAAGCCTTAGAAGTACTCATAAAAAAGTATAGACCATCTTGCAATACTTCTTCATATCCTGCAATTGCAATAGGTGTAGTACTTTCTATTCTTATAGGTCTTGAAGCTTGGGCTGTGATTGTTACATTTACTCCATAATTTGCTGCCATTTTTTTATTCTCCTTTTATTTGATTTACTTACTAATTAGGCTTACATCTTCTATTTTTAAGTTATCTTCCTTGTGCAAAGCACTCTTAGTGAGAAGCTCTCTTATTCTCTCTCGTGCTTGTGTTCTTTTAGTTATTACTTCAACTGGCACAGGTTTAGAAGTCTCAGCTAATCTTACATAATAAAAGTCTGTATCTTTTAAATACTCTTTTAGTTTTTCTAACTCTTCTTGATTTTCTCTAGTATCTTTATTTGGAGTTAGCCAAGATGATGTATTTTGATCCCAAATATCAAACTCATTGGGTTTTAAAAAAGTATGCTTGGGCTTTAATTCTCCTAGATAATCAACTTTTATCTCTTCTTTTGTGTTTTTATTGTAAATTGTTTTATCCCTATTATCTTCTACATATTCCCACTTTTGAATTTGCTTGTTAAAAATAATTGCAAAATTTTCTTTTACTTTTGGTGGTTTTAGGTTAGTTGAAAAATCAGGTATTAAAAACTCGCCTTTTACACCTCTTAGAGCTTCTTTAGAATATGTATACTCTAAAGTTTCAAAATCATAATTATAAATAGTCATATTCTCTCCTTAGTATTTAATAATATAATTTATATTTACATTAATTGGTCTATTTTCATCTGCAGTTGGCACAACTTTTGAAGCATCAAAATATAAGTTATAACAATCTTTTTTTGCATATTGACTTGAATTATGATTACTCGGGTCATTTATAGTATAAAATGCTCCACTATAATGCCCAAATGCTCTATAGCTAAGTAAACCAGTATGCCCTGTTATATTTCTTATACTATCACCTTGGAAACTTCCTAATTCTCTTTTATGATCCATTCTTAAAAATCCTCTTAAATGTGGAATTCTAAAAGTAGTTTCATCGTCTCCAAAAGTAAAACCACCCCATCTTCTCTCTTGTTGTCTTATCTCTTCGGATACAATATTTCCACTATTAAGAGCAAAATTCCATAAAGCAGGATAATGCTCTCTTTTTAATAAACTTCCATCCGCTATTAAATATCCTTGTGGTGGGATTTCACCCACAAAAGCAGATACAACACCAACTGGTACAAGTTTTGAAGCAATACTATCTTTTAAATCTTGCATAGTTTTTTTAAGTTCACTTTTTAAAAACTCTTTAGTTGCAAGTACAACTCCATCATCAATTTTTAAAGTTACATTTGCACTATTTGAAATTTCCAAAACAACTTTTATAGTTAAATCTTTAGAGGCTCCTTGTTCAATTAATGGTTTATATGTTTTTGGCACTTTTCCTACTGCAAAAAGTACATTATCATCTGTATAAATTCCTATTTGACAAACATAAAACCCGCCAATACTGGCAGGGATTACACCTTCAATTATTAAATGATGTGGGTTTACTTCATCAACAAATATTGAGTTAATATCAAACTTATACTTTTCATCTTCTAATATTGTCATATCTTGATTTGGTTTGCTTTCATTATCACTTACAGCCATTTTTGATAATTTTATATCTTTATTATTGGCTTTTGCTTTTATTAAAGCTTCTATTCCAATATTGGTTAAAAGTGTATAAAACTCTTGTGTGCTTTGTGTCTCATTACTCAATTTTATCTCCTATTATTAAATTTAAATTTATGCTTTCTTCTAAACTACAAGCTAAAATATAAGAGTTTAAAGTCTTAGTTTTTAGCTCTTTTATTAAAAGTGGCTCTACTTTTATACTCTCACCACTTAAAGAGGCAGTTGCATATTTTTTTGCTAAATCTGTTTTTGTAGTTACTACTATCTTTTCTAATACACTTCTTACATTTTTATACTCATTTATAGCTTTTCCCAATCTAGTATAAAACTCTTTTCTTATTGGGGTTTTGTCTGCTTTTACTTCAACCTTAAAATAGTAAGGCTTCCCACCATATGTAAACCACTCAATAACTTTAGTATCTTTAAAAAGTATATTTAAAGCCCTAGATAAACTATAAGCTGTACCTTTGTATAAATGTAGATTAAAATGTATTAACTCTCTTGCTTCTTTTTCATTTAAACAATCTATATTAATATCAAAACTATTAGCTAAAATAGGAAGTAGTTTTTTATGACATTTTAAAGGTAGAGTATTTATCAAGCTTAAATCAAAACTACCTAATCTATTCTCAAAAAACAAATCTAGTTTTTTATCAAATATAGGTTTATGATTTGGAAGTAAACTATTTAAACTCATAAGATAGCCTTTGTATAACTTAGAGTGTATTTGATACTTACAAATTCACTAGGACTAACAATAATATCATCTAAAGGATTTTCTATCTTTACTCTATACACTGTGTTTTGATGTAAAACCTTATAGATATAACTTAGATTTAAATCAACTCCAAGGCTTAGTTCTTGTGCAGTATTTAATATATTTGTATGTATCTCATTAGCTCTATTCATATCTTCAAGCTCTAAAACGGCAATAACTTCTATATCCATTTTTGTTGCATTATAAACTTCTACTTTATCTGTAAGCGGTCGAACCATATCAGCACTTAAATAATCTTGTACATCCTTTAAAGTTTCATCATCTAAGTTAGGAGTTTTTATATATACTTTTACAACTCCAGCCCCACCATTTATTACTTGAACTTCTTGCACTTTTGAACTTGCACTTAAACTATGATAGATATAAGATTTAAAGCTTCCTGCAGTTGAAAATCTTTGTAAGCTTAAAACAGCTCTATTTCGCAGTCTTTCATCATCTTCAATATTTGAACCATTACTAAAGCTTGTAAGCTGTTTTGCTTTTATGATAAAAGGTAAGGGAGTTTGAATAAATTCACAAACAGCTTGGCTAGTTTTTATATACTCTTGTAGTTGTATAATTCCTATAGCTTTTAACTCATTTGCTTTTATAATACAATCTTCTTTTAATACTGCAACTGCTTCGTTGTCATCTTTTAAAATTAAACCTTTAGCTATAAAAGTATCTGTACTTTTAGCTTCACTTAAACCAAACTCTATTTTAGCAACTGGATATGAACCTTTTAATCTTTGTATCCCATATAAAGCTACAACATTATCCAAATCATTAGCTGTAGCATATGGTAAAAGCATAGATTTAATAGCTTCATTTATCCTAGCTCTAAGTATTAGCTCCCTATATGCTAAAACTTCTAAAAGTGCCTTATAGTTATCACTTTCTAATAGCTTTATTTCTTGATCATCTAAACACTCTTTAAATGTATTTTCTAGCTTTTTTAAAAGCTTTTTATAATCTAGGTTTTCTAAAAGCTCGGGGCTTGGTATTTTTTTTAAAAAGTTCATAGCTCTAGCTCCATATCTTGGTAATTTGTAAATGTAATTTTAAATTTAAGTTTCCCATTTTTGCTACTAATTAAAGTTACTTCATCTAAGCTTACTCGTTTTTCCCATTTACTAAGAGCTTCTATAACATATAAAGTAAAACTGGCTTTAAATATATCATCAACTTTTTTATCTACTAGCTCAAAGATTTTACTTCCATAAAGAGGAAGCATAACTCTTGAACCAAGGGGAGTTAATAAAATATCTTTAATACTATCTTCAATACTTACAAAATACATATTAGCCCTTATTTGGTGCAGATGTAATTGCACCACCACCATAATGATTTCCATTTGTTTGAGTATGTTTATGGTTTTTACTTATATCTATTCCATCATTTGTAATACTTCCTGCAATATTAACTGCTCCACTTAGATTTATTAAAGGTGCATTTAGATTTATGCTTGAAGAGTTTAGATTTATATTGCCTTTTAAATTTATATTTATATCTTTGGCATTTAATATATTTAGAGTACTTGTACTTGTATTGTATGAAAAAATTGCACCATCAGAAAACACGAGCTTTTCTTCATCATCTTTTGTACTTGTAAAATCGTATTTTGTGTATGCAATACTTCTTAAAACTACTCCACAATTAAGCTCATCTCTTATTGGTAAAACTAATACTTGCTCACCAACTTTTAAAGGTGTAAAATGAGTACAAAAAGAGTTAGCTAGTTGTATAACATCTAAAAAATCAGTAAGCATAGAGCCTATTGCTACTCGCACCTTTTTACCCTTTACTTGTGAGATAATGCCTACTTCTATCATTTTTTTAATCTCTCTTAAAATTATCTATAAAATCTAATGCTCTGTTTTGTACTTGTAAAAGTAATCTTGTTCCCATCCAAGAAGCCAAAGCTGTAATTGCTACACAAAGCCTTTGATTTGCTAAGAAATAAAAACTTATTTCAAATGTTACAAATCCTATAAATATACTAGATACTCCACCAAAACATAAAAATATAATCTTTTGCTTTAAGCTCTCTTTATTTGTATGTTCTGCTCTATTTATAAGTCCAATAACACCTGCTACAAAAGAGATAAGAGCTAAATAAAACATAAATAATAAATCATCAAATCTCATAAAAATTCCTTTAACAAATCATAAACACAAAAACTAAATATAATTAAAATACAAATATATAAAAATTCATCAGCTAAAGGATTTTTAACTTTTTTATCTTGTGTAAAGTCTTTATGAGATATTTTTTTAATCTTCATTTTCAACTCCTAAACACTGCTTTAATAGATTTTCAATTTTTAAATAGTAAATCATAAGCTCTTTATGTGCTTTAAAACTTCCATCTTCTAAAGGTTTATTTGGCATTTTTGCATTACATCTAATAGGAATATTTACATCTTGATAGATATATTCTGTTTTTATCTCTTTATTAGCACAAGCACTAAAAAACAAAGTTATACAAAGAAGCAAAAATATATAAGATCTTTTAATCATATTGCACTCCACTAATACTAAATAGCTCTTTATAAGCTTTTAGTTCTGAATTGCAACTTGTAAAGAGTTATTACATTTTATTAGTTGGCTTTGTGTAGATATAAGTTCTTTTTGTAAAGCTATTATCTCATTTTTTAAATTATCTTGCTTTACTAATAAAGAGATCACTACTAAAATTAAAATTAAAAAAGATATATTCTTATAATTTAGTGTTTTTAAAACAGCTATCATTTATACTCTTCCATATCATCTTCGTAATCTCTATAAAATGGTATTTGTAAAACCAAAGCATAGCTATATAAACCACTATCGCTTAACTCAATAAATCTAATACTAGAAAAAATCTCAACACCAAAATAAAAGTTTTGTTCTTGTAGGGTTTTTTGCCTTAAATTATCAAGTAAAGGTAAAATTGAGTTTGTTTTACCTATTAAAGTTCTTGAGCTAATTATTAAAGAAAAAATAGCAATATCTTTTTTATTACTATCTTGTTTTAACTCATCAAAACTAAGATAAACTCCACCTTGAGAAATTTGCCCGTTTGAGTTTGCAATAGAAATTGCTTGTGGATATATCTGCTTTAATTTTTTATAAACTTCACTTAAACTAAGCATTTAAACCACCGTATAATAAAAACCATCATCTTTATTTTTGGTTTCTCCAAGTTTAGCACTTGTGCTAATTTCTTTTTTCGCATTTTTTAAAAGCAATACATCTTCATCACTTAAAGAAATTTTTAGATATATTTTTAGCCTTATCATTGCAAAATCCATTTTTGCCCACGCTTTTACATCTTTTCCTTTACACTCTTGCAGTGTTTCAGCTGTTGCTACTTCTAGGGCTTTTTGCGTTACTTCTGCTTCATTTTCTAAAGAGCTTTTAGCTCTTAACTCTAGCTCTTTTATAAACTCTTTCACTATTTTTGACCCTGTCCTGTTCTTTTTAGGAATGTTACATATTTATGTATATCAAATTCATAATCACAATAAACTACAAACTTATATCTCAAAGATGATGTTTCATTATCCCACCATCTATTCCTTTCTATTTTATTTGCTATTGCAAACACCATATTTTTAGGAATAGTTGCTAAATACTCTCCAACTTCCATATTCTCATTTGCTTTTATTTTATAACCCATAAAAGAAGAAATTCCACCATTTAATAAAGCTCCAGAATTTGGATGATTATTTGCTACTTCTAATTGATAGCTATCATAATCTGTAGCACTTAAATATATTACAGCTTTACCGCCTTTTATATCTTCGTGTAGGTTTTTTATAACCTCGCTTAGATTTTCAATCACACTTTTTGTTGTTGTAGTTTTTTTAATAACTTCAGGGCTTGTTTTTGCAATACTTACCCAACCTTTTGCTAAATCTTTAAAAGGTGCATTAATATCTAAACTATCATCAGCTCCAACAATTCCTAATAGATCTAAATCGTTTGCAAATGTTGTAGCAAAACTCTCAAATGTCTCACTTTCAAAGCTTGGATTATCTTTATTGTCGTTTAAGGTCTCTTGCAATATTCTTGCATTTAAGCTTATACCTTTTGTCATATCTAAATAACATCCAATTTTGCCTAATTTTCGCATAGAACTTTCAGCAACTGCTTCACCTGATTTGTGTCTTGTTAAAACACCTTTTGCAATATCGTATGTACTTCTTTGTTTTGTAAGCTTTGATGTTATATCAATTGTTACATCTTTTAATATTGTTTGCCTATCAATAATCGCTTTTATAAATGTTCTACCTTCTTGCGGTCTTAATTCACCGCTTAAAGTCATATCAGTTGGACTCATACTACTTTTTGCTATATTTAAAAAACTACTCATTATAAAATTCCTTTGTAAATGTTATTTGTTTGTTCTTCTATTTTGTTATTTTGTCTGCTTTTATGTAGAGCTTCTAAAATCTCAGAGTTTTGCTTACTTACATCTTCAAGCTTTAAGCTTACATCTTTATACTCTTTTTCTAAAGTATAAATTTTCTCTTTTAGCTCTTGATTTTTTTCTAAAAGATCTTGTACTTCAGTATTTGAATTTTTTTTCTTAATCTCTTCTTTCTGCTCTTTTACAATTACAGCTAAAGCCTTTTTAAAAGTTTGTATAAAATCATCTTTTACTATCTTTGTTTCTTCTTTAGCTTCATTATCTACTTTTATTACTTCTTCTTTATGGCAAATTCCTGCCATAGATAAAGCTTTTATCTCTTTATTTTTTACACTTTTTTTAAGCTCTTCATCTTCAAGTTTTATACCAACTGCCCAAGATCCTATTTTTTCATTTGGAAAAACTGGGTCATTTCCTTTTAATATCCAACTTTCACATACAAAGGCTTCTTTATTGTTAAAATCGTGATTTGTATCTACATTTAAGATATTTTTTGATTTCATAAAATTGTAAGAAGCTTTTTCTATTTCGTTTATATCTGTAAAATCGCCTTGAGTATCTATCTCATCAGGGCTATAAACAATTCCATAAACAATGCCTTTTTCTATATTACTTTTAGATATATTTATCTCTTTGGTATAAACTGGGCTTGTGTCTTCAGATTTATAAATAATCTCTTTACCATTTGCCCCATCTTTAACTAAAGATATATGAGTAATATTTATATCTTTTAATTTCTTCAAAGTTTTACCCCTTATTTTTAATTTATAAGTTTAATATTAGACAAAGTTAAAAAGTAAAACACTCTATATTTATATATATAGAGTGATTTAAGAAAAAAATTAAAATATAGTTATAAAAAATTATAAAATAGGTTTTTATGGAAGATTTGATATTTAAAGCAAACAATCAAAGTAAACAACTAATAGGAGAAAATCAAAGTAACTCTAACGGACTTTTAGAACCTTTTGTGGATTTTGATATGCTTTTAAAATTTTACTATTACAATGTATATCATCAAAGATGCATAAAACTAAAAGCTTCTTTATTATCTCAAATTTTAGAGACTTCTTTAGATAAGTATATTTCTAGCGATGAAACCTTAAAAGAGTTTTTACTATCTTTTACAATTGATTTAGAATTATACGGAAATGCTTTTTTAGAAAAAACAGGTACAAATACTAATTTTACACTTTATAATATTTTGGGCTTCCAAGCAAGGTTAGATAAAAATAAAAATATCTTTCAACTAAATGATGATGAAAATATTAAGCTTGATGGCTTTCATTTAAAATATTACTCTCCAACAAATAAATATTATGGTGAACCTGATTATTTAACACAACTTTTAAATATAGAAACTGTATATAATGCTGATATGTATAATAGCTCTTTTTTTAAAAATGGAGCAAAGCCGCCTTCGATTGCTTCTCCAACTCGTGACTAACACCATTCTCCATCCTCACCGAACTTCCCTTTCTCCTCGGGCACTCTTGCCACCATTTTCTCTCATCCCCATATCCTTCACCAGTACATCCCCGACCACCTTCGTCTTTCTGAATAAATTCACGTTCTCTCTCGGGAGGAATACGAGAATAAACGTAAGTAAACAAATCAGGAGATAAAATTGCAAACGTGCCGCACATTTTTCTACGATCTAACCGCGCTAAGGCATTATTTAATTCCCTGTACGGGAAACGTGACTCGACAATCTTAAGCGGCCGCGTATTTCCGGTTACCTAACCGCCGCGACCGCGCTCTAATATCTGTCTTTTTATCCGACAATCGTTTTCAGACGAGAATTAAATGAGAATTTTGTGGAGCGTGCGTGCGTTCAATCTCGTCCGATCTCTCACAGGCGATAATTTTCTTATTTTTACGTATTC